AATCATCTTCATGTAGACGCTGCATGATGACGATAATCGGTGTATCTGGTGAGTTAGTACGCGACTCAAGGGTGTTTTGGAACCAATCAATTACCCCTTCTCGAATAGTTTTTGATGAAGCTTCATGTGCTTTATGTGGGTCATCAATAATAATGCAGCCACCAAAGCCTTTACGAAGTTTTCCCGCACCAAAACCGGTAATCGTACCGCCTGTACCAGTTGCATAGCAGACCCCGCCTTGAGAAGTTCTCCAGAAGTCTTTAGCCTTACTATCATCACGCAATGTAAGCTCAGGAAAGACTTTCCTATACGCCTCTTCTTGCACAAGAGTTCGTATTTGGAAGGCATTGTTTGCGGCAAGCATTGCCGAGTAACTGATATGAATAAACTCACAGTCTGGATTCTTACCAAAACACCAAGCCATGAAATTAATTACAGCAATTTCAGTTTTAGAATATCGTGGTGGAACGTTAATAATTAACCGCTTTATCTCTCCGCGATAAACTTTCATTAAAGCTTCGCAGATTTCTAAGTGGTGCCAATTTTGCATCCATTTATAACCACGGCGCTCCTTAAACATGTACCTTGTGAAGAAATATAAATCTTCTTGCGCCTCGATCCGGATGGCTTTATCCCGAGCCGCATCAGTACTCATCTAAGACTTCCCTCCGCGCTTTTAAGTAATCTTCCATTGGAACTGGTATTTCAGAATTAACCGTTTGGACTGGTCCGCCGTCTTTGCCTGTTATTTCTTGACGATTAGTAAATTGACCACCGATGTCTTTAGCGGCTTGCTCAAGAATTTTTAACGCTGTTTTGACGTTTCTAGTCTTCTCAAGCTGTCTTTGGTATTGCTTCAATCGGTAGAACTTATTGGCAATTGGAATATCAATTAAGCCTTTATCAAACTCATCTCTGGTTTTTTCAAATAGTTCGACATACTTTTTGCTTAAGTTCTTACCAGCAACCTTTGTAGGGTCATAAGTTGCAACTTGAACACGATCTATATCAACGCCAAATTCCTGTTTAACGAGTTCAGCTACTTCTTGAGGTGTATCACGACAAGCAAGAGACTGAACTATAAAGATTTTCACAGGCTCTTTTAGTGTCGCCATAACTTCCTCATCGTATAACTACGTATAACAAAATGGGCAAAAAAAAGAGCCATTAGGCTCAATTGATTACACAGTTTCCGCAGCATTTTGAAATATCAAGATTCGAAACAAACGGCGGATTCTTTGCGACTTCAATAAGTCGCTTAACATTTTTGCTTGGGCCATAACGTTTAACTACGCCAATAAACTCTTCAACGTCATGACCTGCAAGATAGTGCTTAGGAAGACCAGAACTATCGCTATAAACAATTTCTCCGTCCTCGTCTCTCATCACTCCAATGTGATAAAGCTCATGTTCAAGCAAGTAACAGAACTCTGTATCATTTGCACGCTCACAGAAAGAAGCATCGACAGTTATTAAGTATGTTGGCACAAAGCCGAACCAGTCTCGCATCTGTTGCTCTTGTCTGGCCTTACGCCATCCACCAACATTGAACATGACTTTTTCACATTGCCCCAGCACCATCGCCTGCTTGCTTTTATATGCAGAAGAGGCCCAAGCAAATGCTAAAAATTCTTCATTATCGTGAAGCAGCTCAGCTATGTGATCATGATCGGGGTTATAAAGAGGTCCACCAATAGTTAAGTAATTAGCAACTACCCAGTTTTTTAAATCAGGCGCAGGTACTATGCGTATCGCTTCCTCTTCATCTGCTTGGTCTATAAAATCAGTTGGAGGAAATGGTCTGATCTGATCCATTAAATATTTGCCTCTTTAAATTTTTAAGCCATTGGCTAGCGAAATGAGCTTGGATCTGCAATGGACCAGATTCATTAATCTTAAATCTTGGTACTGCCTCTAACCGAACAACGGTATATCCCATTGATTCAGCAACATCGTAACGGTCCATACTCCACGCCTTTGTTGCCAGCTTACCCTTTCGACCACCAGACCAAGGACCGCCAGCAATTTCAACTAAAATACGATGTTCAATTAAATGAAAATCAAAACGCCAATGCTTTGTTGATTTAAACTGGAATTTCTTTTCGTATTTAATTTCCAGATTATCCAAAGCTTGAGTAAATTCTTCTTCAGCCTCTAAGTACTTTTGAGTAGCTTTAGGCAATGGTCTACTTTTGGGTTTTGTTTTAGGTTCTTTTTTTCTTGTAAGCCAGAAGTATTCTTTATCATCCATATTTCACCCATAAAAAAACCACTGCAAAAGTGGTTTTTATTACTATCATTTTTTAATCAAAATCTTTGTAGGCTGTAACCTCCATACTGTTTAACAAATCAAACCAATTATCTAGTAATGCAATCAAGTCTTCCTTGCTACTTGTTACTCCAATAATCTTTTGAAGATGGTATTCATCCTTTTCATCTACTGAATTAATATCTGTAACAAATCCAGCATCTTTAAGTTGTTGTCTCACAGTATTGGTGTCGTTACAGTCTAGGCAGATAATTTCAAAGTCATTTTCATTGATAAACTTCAATTTATACCCTGTCTTTCTTTCGAATGGCATATTTTCACCAATTAAATTAGTTAATGTTTATTTATTATACTAATTCATAGGTTAATTATCAAATTTATTTTATTTTTCAAATACTTAGTTCTCAATAGTAAATTATTTACTATCGAGAACTAAATCATCAAATTAATAAAATAAAAAGCCCCGCCAATAACTAGTATGTAGCGGGGCCATTTGCGCCGTAATCCGTCCGGCAAGTAAACTCGCAAAGCTTCCTAAGCGAGTGGGGTTTTAAAATCAAAAACCCGCTTCAAAAAAAGAAACGGGTCACAAAAACAAAAACTTTCAGCGCAGTATTTGTGATACATCATACAAATTAGAATATGTATTTACAATATACTTTATGCTTATTTTTTAGGTGCTCTCAAAATATCCAAAACTCGCTCAGACATTTCGTGCAAGTTGGATCCTATTGGAAGCCAAAAATGATAATTGATGTTGTCGCGGTTAAAAACCTGCTTGTAGTACTCAGTTGTGAATGTTGGGTCGATTTCAGAAGCTTTTAACAAACGACCTTCTTTTTCAATCTTCTGGCCGTCTAACTCACCACCAACACAGATATTCATTTTTGTAACCCAAAATTTATTCAGGTAATCTTAGCACATAAAATTTAATGCCCCGCCTAAATCAATGCTTAGAGAAACTAAATAAATCTTGTCCGAAGGCAGAATATAACTAGAAGATCAGCTTTTCATTGAAGATTCTATCTGAACCTTATAATTTATATTCTTTTCATCATTTACATACACGAACATGTATTCATCCATTCTTTTTTTTAATTTTTCTATCTCTGACTCAATCTTTGCTGTAATCAAAGACTCCTCCTCTTGTTCTAGGTCAGGAATATAAGTAGCCAAAATTTCATCCCAAATTAGTCTTGTTTTAAAAATTTTATAAAATATTATTTTTTATGAATCAAGAAAATTAAAAACTAGTTACATTAAAAGTAATATCAAATACAAAAAAAGCTCACCGATTGGAGAGCTTTTAAAACATTTTGGTGCAACGCTTATAACTTCGTCCCACCATATCACAAATCTAAACCAAGTGTGCTGCACTGTCAAGATTGCAACACCTCAATTTTTCCATCCAAATATGCCAAGCCTTTATCAATCTCAGCACGTACCTTTGCTTTACTACATCTATGCACATTAGCAATTGTTAGATACGACCAATTATTTTCATAATAAAGTATTAAAAACCAAGCCCTTTCTTGTAAAAATTCCCTATTATCGTTATGCATTTTAGCCAAGAGTTTGCTTACTTCAACTGCCTCATAATCTTCAATTTCGCATGGCATAGAGACCTTACTTGATCTAATTCTAGTTGTGTCATTTTGGTCAATTAGACATGCTAAAGGATTAGCAGAAACTTTAAATTTTGTTGATCTTACCCATAGACCATATTGTTCCAACCATTGATGAGCAGAACGTTTAGACCAATCCATTGTCTTGTTATTAACTTTTGCATTCATGTTTAAACTTCCCTCACATCAATATTGTGAACTGTTTTCATCAGGTGTTTCTTATTTCGGTAACTCGGTAGCTTGCGTGTAGCTATAGACTTCACATCTTCAACAACGTATTCACCTGCTGTCGTGAAATAAGTGAAATCGGCAAAATATCTAAGTGCTGGTTTAGCTCGTTTCTCCCCTTCTAATTTTGTCTTCGGTGCCAATTCAAATTTTGTGTGATGCTGCAATTCTTTAATTTCACCTCGTTGTTGTAGAGCCTTTAGCTCGATATACCGTTTGTATTCTTTAGTACTGTCAAAAGTCATTCCATCCAATTTAATTTTCGAAGCATTAAACTTGTTTCGACCCTTTTTCTTTTGAACTTTCGGGCATGTAAGGCGGTAATCAGCAAGGCTCATTGATGTCATTTAGGCTCACCACCATTGAGCACTTGCTCTAAAGCTTTAAAGGTTCGAATCATTGCCATTTGTAGAAATTCATGATTGCCGCGCATGTCCCCTTCAACATACTGCAAAGCATATTGAGTCTCCTTTAATGCCCCATCTAAACGCTTTTGCAATTCCACTACTTTCGCTTGCTGGTGCTGCCATGCTTCCTGCCAAATTGCCCATTTCTCGTTAAATGAATCGAGGTGAAATGCGTAAAGCTTTCTTTGACCGTTTAAAACATATCGACCAAGCTCCTCATCAAAATCAACCGCGTCTCTAAATAGCCCAATCCAGTACTTTTGCTTCTCAAACTCTTCTCTACACTTATCCATTAAGATCACCACCAATACATATTTTCATTACAAGTCCAATTCAAGATACGACTCTATCCTACACCTCAATTGCTATTTATATTTTAATTTTATTTTCATCGGGTGTCTCATTATGAATTTTTAGACCATCAGCAAGTGTTTGCACAACTTCGGGGATATCAAATAAATCTACATAAGGTACAAAAAATGAATCTTTTGCTCTATTTAAAAAACCAGGTGCTTGTCTATCTTTAAAAGTACTAGCATTACAAAATAGTTCAAAAAAGAACTGGCTATGAAGTCAGGTGTCAAACAATCTGTAATTTCTGATCTCGAAACAGGGAATGCCAAATCGACAGGCTCTATACTTGAGCTGGCTACCGCACTTGGTGTTACCGCAGAAGAGCTAAAAAAAGGAATTGTCAGTAAGTTTGACAATAATGTTGAGCCTATAACTAAAAAACTAATTCCCGTTCTTTCTTGGGTGCAGGCAGGGACAATGACATCAGTAGAAGCTATC